GGCCTTTGGTTTTAGCCATCAAGTCCTTACGCGCCATGTACGACACGGTGAAGACCTTCTCAAGCTGGCGCTTGAAGTCGGCAAAGCCGAAACTCATCGATGAGCAGTATGACTTTAGCAGCCGTTCTTCAATGAAGTAGTCCACATGTCCGGGTGTAGCGCCATGCTCTACACGCCCCATGACGTTTGACCGTGCGGTGGATGCGTCGATAGCATCTCCGTTGCCAAGCGCCGCCAGTACCGACCCCGTGTCGTGCTTGATGATTATGAAGTTGCCGTAGTACTCGCGGGTGAAGGCGTTCAGCACGTCCTCGGCGGTGCGGCTGGTGCTACGAATATTGCCCCGCATGTAGTTCACGGCGTGTGACAACTCCTGCATGATGGGTTCCAGCGGGAAGTCAACGATGCCTGCCTTCTTGTTGCCCATGACCAGCGCAGCGGCCACCTGTGCGCCGATGCCTGCCATCCAGAAACGCTCATCGTTGGTTGCGCCAAACTCCTTGTACATGCGCTTGACGATCTGCGGCGTTGTCTCTTTCAGTTCGTCGAGGTTGTTGACCATAAACTGAATCATCATCTCCCCGGCGATCCCGTAGTTGGCAGGCAGCAGCTTGATGATCTCCACCTCATCGCCCTGCCAGTGCAGCACGTCGCTCATGACAAACTCAAGGACGCGGCGCAGTTCACCTTCCGCAGCATGCTTGCGATCCCCGCCGAAGAAGTCCACGACGTGAGTGTTAGACGACATGATGGCAATCGCCATCCAGACCGACAGGTTCAGACGCTCCTTGTTCGCGCCTGCTTCCATGCGCTCCTTGCCTTTGCCCTCGGTCATGTCCAGCAGGAAGGAGGCGAACCACTCGAAGTTCTCGCGGTTCTTGCTGGTGATCTCATCGGTAATCAGCGGCAGGCTTTTGAGTAGACCAAGCCGCTGCTGCATGGCGATAGGGGAAGTGTTCTTGCCGGTGCGGTAATGCACAGGGTGCCCCCAGATGGATGCCGCGCCTTCCAACGCCAGCGATTTACCCGTGCCCGACTCGGTCGACCCGCAGTGGTACGTCAGCCCATAGATGCCGGTGAAGCGCATGAGCGGAGCAGCAGCCCCCGCCAGAATGATTGCCAGTATCTTGTACATCCGCTTTTTAATCAGCAGGTTGATGAACGCCCGCCAGTTCTCGATGTTGCCTCTAGGCTGCGTGTGCATGACTAGGTTTTCTAACCCTTCCATCGGCACGGCGACCGCCCCCTTGCGGCTGTAAATCTTCCCCGCAAAGACGAACGTATCGTCCTCCTGCCAGCCGAAGCTGCTCGGCACAGCGATGGGTGCTTTCTCTGCGCTCATCTTCTCCACCGAAGCCCGGACGTACTCGAACAGGTTCTTGTCATTACCCACGCCAAACGCCGCCAAGATGTTCTGGTTGGCTAGGTGCTTGACCGTCTCATCTTTGCTGACCACCGCCTTCTGCGGTAGCTTCACCGTCTGTGGTCCTGTGGGGCGCAGCGCCATCATGTGTACCGTATGCTCGCCGTTGACGTTCAAGATGTCCACAGGGAACAGGTCGTAAGGTGTCAGCAGTATCTGGCGCTTGAGTTTTTTACCTTCTGCATCCTCGTCCTCACGCTCGGCAAACACCCCGCCCTGCGTGCCGTAGGCGTACCCACGAGGCGGCTCTGGGCGCAGCACCTTCTCCTGCTTGACCTCGACGGTCTTCTCCACCGTCTCGACCGCGTACTCGCGCCCCAGTATGAGCGGGTTGGTGATCTTGCCCCAGTGCTGGCAGCTCGTGCAGATGCCGGGGTTCTCGCTATCGAACTTGGTGCAGGGGTAAGGGCCTTTGATCTCGCGCAGCTTGGTGTGCATGCGCTCCTCATCGTACGGGTGCATCTGCGACAGCCATACCACCGCCTCGTCAGCCTCCTCGCACTTCTGAGCGATCGACAGCAACCCCCGCCACAGCGGTTCCATACCGTCCTCGGCAGCGTGTTCGCAGTAGTATGCGAGCTGACCGCAGCCTTTACCCTGCTGCGTCTTCTCCACCAGCGTCTGAAACTTGGTAACGCTGTTCTCGATTAGCTTGACTGCGGTAGATGCTGGAACAGTGGGGCGCTTACCGGGAAGCTCGATGACGTTGGCAGGTGGTATGGGCTTGGCTTCGTACGCCGTACCCACGAGATGCGCCTGCACCACGTCCTTGATGTCCTGTAGCTTAAAGACCGCGCCTTCGTTCATAAAGCGCACCTTCGTGACACCGCGCACTTGAGCGTTGCCCTTGACCCCGGTGTTGGTGGTTCCCGGCACACGCATGATGCGGGCAGCATCGCCTGTCACAGTCGCGTCGATCCCTAGCTTCTTCTCGAAGCACAGGCGCTTGAACTGTTCAGCCACCGGCTTCCACTCGCTGACCGGCACAGCTTCTTCCAACGGCCAGTATGCGTGTACCCCGCCGCCCGAATGGACGAACCAAGGATCGCCGAACGCAGACAGCCCCACCTCTTCAGAGAAGCGCATGATCGCCTCGAACCCTAACTTGGCCGAGGGGTACGCCTTCTGTTTGATGATGCCGTCTTTGTCGGGTAAGTCCCGCTTGTGGTTGCAGTCAACGTCGACGGCAATACACTTCACCATCTCGACGTTGGTTGCTACCCGTTTCCCGCTGTTCTTGTACGTGCCTAGTGCAAAGTAAGTGTCATAGTTTTGTTCGTTCCACTTCTCCAGTTCCAGTTCCGCTTCCTCAAGGTTTTTTACGAAGAGGTGCTCTTTCTTTTTTGTCAGTTCGACCAAGCAGTAATACCCGTCACCTGCTGGTGGTAGAACCGCCGCTAAAAATTCAAGCGGTTTCATGGGCTTCCTTTATGTTTAGTCGAACAGCGGCATTTGGTCTGGCGATTTTTTGTAGTCGGTTTGATGAACAGGGTACTTATCAACGAAGGTCGCCAGACGACGAATGACTTCTTGCTGGTAGTCGATAGGCATGCCGGTGTTTGGCTCAAACATCAGTAGCGCTGCGTTCAGTAGTTCTTTATTGGTTAGGGCTTGAGGCCGTATTCCTGACATATTTTTCTCCATGCTTCTTCGGCTGTTTTAGAGTGCTGCATAATTTTTAGCAGCAGTTCGACGCGGGGCTGATACGCCACAAAGACTTCCTTACCTGCAAACCAGTTGTACACAGTCTGGCGGGTCACCCCCAGCGCCTGCGCGATCTTGGTCACAGGAAAATCTAAATGGACAGCCCAACGACCTAGCTGGTTACCCGGTGTTTTGGGTGCCGCCATGATCGCGTGAATAGTTTTGTGTGAGTAGGCCATTTTGTGAAAGTTAAGTTTAAGAGTGCGGGGTCACTGCCGGAAAACGTACCTGAAAGGAGGACAGCCCCCGCTGCCGGTGTTATATGCGCCACCTCCGGCTGGGCTATCTTGGTTAGTAGCAGTTGGTGTGGCAGTTGGACCCGTAGCAGCAGGTTGTGCAGTACACACAACCATTAGGACCGCAGTAGCTGTTCGTTGTGCAGGTGGCATACACGAGTGGTGCAGTGACTGCCAGCCAAATTGCAAATAGGTATTTCATTTGCTTCTCCTTAAAAGGTGGGGTACTCGCTGCACTGGTCTATCCTTGACGACTTGTGGTCGAAAAGCCAGCATCCGCTTTCCCCCGTAAACTTACTCGTCGTCCCAATCAGCCACGATATCTGCCAGCTTGCCCTTCTTCTCAGGCACAGCTGACGGCTTCGCTGCCGTCTTGCGAACTTCCGGTTCTGACTCGTCGTCTTCAACAGCCTCTGCTTTGGCCTTCTTGGCTTTAGGCTTGGCAGCGGTGTCATCTTCCGATATAGCCGCAGCCGGTTTCCCTGCCAACGCTAGAGGCTTTGCTACACCGTCCGCTTGTGCCACAGTCATAACCACAGCACGGTTAGCTTCGGTGGTTGTCGCCTGCTTCTGTACAACTGCGTACTCGTCGTCCGTCAACCAACGCATCGGTTGGAAAAACAGTTTAGGAGATTCGGCAGTTGTATCAAACCGCATGCGAGTGACGATCTGCTCCGGGTTGATCGGCGGGTTCTGCATCGCCAAGTACCGTGCGTATGCTTGCAGCGGGCGCTTGTCGGCGTCTTCCTTACCGAAGATAGACGTAGCAGGGAGGGTCACTTGCAACACGTCGCCCTCTGGGTTGTTTGCCAGCACCACAGCCAAGCGCTGTTGATAACGGCATGCACGGCTATTACCATTACCTGAACCCGCTTGGTTCTGTTTGCAGTCCCCGCAGGTAAGCGATTGCTTATTCTCTGCTGAAGAGTCAGGGCGCTCACCATCATTCGACCAGCAGTCCGGCGGTGCTACTTTCTCACCATCGTACTTGGACATGTAAAAAACACGGCTGATCTTTGGCGCGGCCTTAACAATCACAACGTCAAGGTGGCGCTCATCAATCGCACCGATCTCTTTACCGTTGGCGAGCAGACGAAACACACCGCCCTTGATGGACAGGCGTTTTGTCGGCGTGCCCATACCACCTGTTAATGCCTTGGCGGTGTCGGACAGTTCGTTGTTGCGAGCAAAAGCGGGGACGTTGGCAGGATTAAATAGCGTTACGTTCGTCATATAAATCTCACTTAGATGGTTTAGTTACTCGGATTTCAAAGTCCGAGAAGGAGTTAAGTCCGGGCGGTACAAGCCCCGGATTTTCTTCGAGAAATCGTGCCATGTTGGTCTGTGCAACACGTTTCTCCAGCAGGTCAACAACATCGTGCTCGACAATAAACTTCTTGAACGAGTCCCAGTCGTCGGTGCTGTAGCGCGTCTTGTGAACCATTGACACGGTGCCGAAGGTGGTGCGAACAGATGAAACACCTAACGCTCTCATCTGATCTTTCATTGCAAATCGGAGTTCGTCTTGCTGCGCTTTGAGTTGTTCCAACTTGGTGTCGTACTCTTGCGTCAGCGTATCGATCTCCGCTTTGATCTTGCGGTATATCTTCGCAAGTTTATCTAGCGGAACTATTTCGTCTGACATTTGCTTCTCCGGTATTTTTGTCTAGGGTTGGACAGATTACTGTGTTTTAGTTTCGTTTGCAAGCCCCCTTTCACGAATTTATTTCGGTGTTGAACAACTGCGTTAGCAGCGAGTGGTCTGTTACTTTATCTTGCAAAGCTTTAAACATTTTGCGTTCAATCGGACTGCCTTGAATGTGCACTACAGTAACTTTGTCAGAGTTCTGCCCCTTGCGGTCAGCACGAGCGATACACTGGGTATATTGCTCAACAGACATCAACGGACCGTAGAACACCACCGTGTCAGCAGCAGTCAAGGTGATGCCGTGTGCAGACGCTTGCGGCTGCATGACAAGCACACGCGGGTTGGGTTCTACTTGGAAACGACGGATGATGTCAGCGCGTTTGTTAGGCGGAATGTCGCCATGTATTGCCTCGTTGGCTATATTCTTTTTTGTTAAGTGGTTTTGTATCGTGTCGATGGTGCTGCGGAACAAGGCAAAAATGATAACTTTGCGTGACGTTTCTTCCAGTATTTCTTCCAGCACGTGCAAGCGTGGGGCAGCATCGAACTCGATAACTTCTTTCTCGTCTGTGTATGCTGCGCCGCATGATATTTGCAGCAGCTTGGATACGCCAGCAGCAGCGTTGACCGCCGTGATGGTTTCACCCGCCGCTTGCACAAGCATGCGCTCTTTCAGCATGTTGTAGTACTTGGCCTGCTGCGGTGTCAACGGCACATCACGCGCCAGCGTTACAACAGGCGGCAAGTCAAGACACTGCGCTTTGGTAAAGCGGATGGCAGGCTGCAACGCTTTGTGTACTTCTTCAGCAGCGTTTGCTTTTGCCGCCCATTTAAACATGGTGACTTTGTTCATGACTTTGTCGCGCCAGCCTGTAAAGAACCGGGGCACACCGTCAGGGTTGACTAGCTTGGCAAGACCGTACGCATCCGCAGGCGATTGAGAAGCAGGCGTGCCGGTTATCATCCAAAGATGTGTGTTTACTGTGAGGATGGATTGCAGCGCCTTCCAACGCTTCGTGGTAATCGTCTTGTACGCGTTAGCTTCGTCGACGATGACAAGATCAAATCGCCCATCGTTTTTAATCTCGTCAGCGATCAGGTTCAAGCCGTCATAGTTGGTGATAACAAACTCGTAGTTCTGCTGCACCATCTCTATGCGGCGACTAGCTTGGTAATGGTGCGCGACAATGGCAGAGCGATGAATGATGCTGCTATTCAAGTCGTTCAACCACGCGCTCTGCATGATCGACAACGGGCACAGAATTAGGCAACGACGAACGTCGCCCCTATCCATCAGATAGTCCGCTGCCCAAAGCGCTGAGAGGGTTTTACCCGTGCCGGGTTCCGAGAAAACAAACGCTTTTTTGTTGAGGGTAAGAAACGCCGCAGTCTCGATTTGGTGCGCCATTGGCGTAAACCTACCGGGCCAAGAATAACGCCGCGTAATCGGAGACGGGACATTTTTAACGCCAAGATTTTTAAGTACACGTGCTTCATCTAACCCCCAGTAAACGGCGATCTCTGCGCTGCCGTCAGCGTAGCTGTTAACAATTTTGTGTTTCGGAATAACTTGATACTTGTGCGGATTTTGCGTTTTAAATAGCAGTGCTTTGTCTTCAATGATTTGCATTTAGTTTCTCCACGGTTTGTTGTGCTTCGCGCCCTTCTTTGTGGCCGTCTTCAAATCCTTTGTGGTATGCAGCGTCCCAAACAAACTTCGCTGTATTCGGTCCGATGACTCGGCGCTCTACCATTGAAAGCGACATCCACCACTCTTGGAACTCTTTACTCATTTGCTGCTCCTATTTATCCCCACGGTTTGCTTTGACGCTGCGAACACGGAGGTTACTTTTTGTTGTGGTGCCGCCAGACTTCAGCGGCTTCTTGTGGTCTACATCTTTACCGTCGCCTTTGTGTACTGCGCCGGTCTTCTCCATCATGCGCCTAGCCTTAACGCGCTCGGCACGGTTTTGAATCTGTTCGGGTTTGCCGTGGTATTCGGCGTACTCTTTCTTGTAGTCTCTTGGCATAGCTAACTCCTTGGGTGATTTTCACAAGTGATAACCGGACACCACGGACATAGTGGTGTTGGTCTTGGATTCCATACGCCTGTTGCATGCGCCTGCTCGATGCGAGCGATGCGCTCTCTGTAGTCCCACCATTCTTTTTCGGCGTCCTCTCGAACGATGCTGTACTTGACCATGTCGTTCTTGACTACGAACAACAACGCTGCATTGACCTTGCGAATGTGCGGATGGTGAGCGAACACCATCAGCGCCATCAACTTCAACTGCTCACGGTCAGGGTACTTGTTATTGCCCGTCTTGTAGTCAACCACCCACGCAGTCAAGTTCTCATCATCGATAATCAAAAGGTCTGCGATGCCCCTAACCCATACTTTGGCGTCTTTCCAACCGCATGGGTTAAGGTCTACGTCCAGCGCCATCTGGTGTTCGCACAGCTTTCTACCGGACCTACCGTTTAGTGCGTCCAACGTATCTTTAATAAACAGAAAGTGTTCTGGAAGCGGTGTGCCTTCTTTGATGTAATTCTCTGCTGCGGTATGGAACTGCAGCCCATACCGAGTAGCTTCCGTTTCTTGAAAGGCGTAGTTCTTCAAGACCTTGACTTCATGATACCGACGTGGGCATCCCTCGTAGTCCTTTAAAGAACTGTGCGACCAGACAACCGTGTTCATTCGAACCTCGCAGATTTGATAGCTTTGGTTAGTCGATCGGCAAACGCTGTGACAAACGCTTCGTTCTTGTTTAGCTCGTGCTCACCCATGTCGTACAGGATGGCGTGAACTATCTCGTGCCAGAAAGAATCGTTGATGTCGTGCTGCTTGAAACGTCTGCCTGTCAGGTTACTGCGTTGAGCGATCTTGATCTTCTGCAAGGCAGGGTAGTGCCGTGCCATATCGCCCTTGTTAATCATTGTCTCCACAACATCGATGGAATACAGACGCCTGCCAATCCGTATTCGTGTCGGTAGCTGCGGAGGCGGCTTGCGTTTTGTTCGCATTGCTTCTCCTTATTAGCCTTTTGCCATGCCATAGCGTTGGTGGTAGCCCACGTCCGCGTTCAATGGAATCCCCGGCATGTATAAAGGTTCCATAGTCATTTGCGACAGCACCCAATCTTTGGCTTCATCAGCCTCCGACTCCGGTACTATCGTCCATAATTCATCGTGCACTGTTCCAGCAATTGGATAGCGCTTGTCCACGCGTCGCATACCGTCAGTCATCGCGATCCTTGCTAACGCCTGCGTCACGTTGTTCGTGATCTTCCCTGCGTACAGCTTGGTTGCGTGCTCGCCGTATACGAACTGCTGCCTACCCTTCTCATCTTTCTCAACCCGCAGGTTGGGGTACAACAGCTTCATTCCGTTGGGCAATTCAATCTCGCCCTTGCGGAAGATTAGACATTTATACTCAAATTCGTTGCCTTCGTAAAGACAATCGTTCAACAGGCGGGTACACATTTCCCAAAAAGAAACAACTGGATACGCCGTACTGCGGTAAATGTCGATGATGCGCTTGGCAGCAACAGCGTGCATGGCTAACTCTTCTATCGAGCAGGTGTGTGGGATGTCACGCAGCACCGCTTCGATTCGTTGCCAGCCCAAGAACTCTTCTGCGAACTGTCTGTTCGCGCCCAGCTCTTTCGCAAACTTTTTTTCGTATCGCACAGGTGGTGCGCCGAGGAACCCTGTCATCAACTGCGATGCGAACGATGCCCACCCTAGCCCATAGCCGCAGCCCAGCAACGCCGACTTGGCTGACTGACGCAAATCAGGATGGCTGTCTTTGGTCAAGCCGGGGATGTTAAACATCCGTGCCCCGAACTGGGCATAAGGATCGCCACCGCTACGGAAGATGTTCATCATGTCGTCGTAGTCCGACAGCCACGCCAACACACGCGGCTCGATCTGTGACAAGTCACCGGCTACCACCACGTATCCATCCGGTGCCATGATGGCGTTGCGCAAGAACGACCCACGCTTTAGGTTCTGCATGTTGATGGCACTTCCCTTTGACGCTGTCCATCGTCCAGTAACTGCGCCGTAGTATGAAAGTGGTACGGGTAGTGTGCCCCGCTCGGCGATGTCAAGAAAGCGCTGCGCTCGTGTTCGCTCAGTTGTTGACTTAACGCGCAGTCGCGCCTCACACAGAAGTGCAACGTCTTCACGTTCGTGGGAGAGGAGGGCTTGGAAAAGCGCATCGTTTTTAGCCAGCGCCAGAGTTTGTTTGCCTGTCGTTTTGCTTTGTTTATACGGTACTTCGCATCCCAACGAAGCCAACAAATCCGCAAACTTAGGGTTGCTCGACAGTGTTGCATCATCCACGCCAAGTCTTGCCAGTAGTTCCTCACGTGCCGTCCTTTCCTCATCAATGGCTTTGATTAACATCTCCTTGTCCAGCACCAGCCGTGGGCGTGTGTACATCTTCAACGTCATATCAATCAGACGTAGCTCTGATGCTGGGTACCCTTGAACCAATCGTTTAAATATTTCTTCGCACAGGAACACGTCATGCTTGCAATAGTCCGCAAGCTCCATCTCCACGTCCCACGTTAGCTCCTCCACCCCATCGGTGCTGTGCACAGCCCGACCCTTGGGCGGTAGCTCAAACGCTTCAGCCAGCTTGGCAAGACTGTTGCCCACCTCGACCCCACGCAAGGCTCTCGCCATCGATAGCGTGTCGAAGATAAACGCCGGATGACAGTCGTAGCGCCACTCCAGTATGGACACGTCGAACTGCGCGTTGTGTGCCAAGACAGCAATCTCTGACCAATCGATTGTTGCAAACCAGCGTTCGAGTTCTGCGCCGCGCACCCACGTTGCGGGTCCGTCTTCGTCTAGGTACTTGATGCAGGCACCAAACGCTTTGAATCGTGAATCGCGTATGTACTCCTCAGTGGTTAGTTTGGATAGCGTGTAACCCTTGCTATCCCAGCGTGTTTCAAAGTCAATCACCAATATGCGGTTGTATGGGCGGCTCAATTAAATTTCTCCTTGGGCGGGGCGTTGGCCGTATTTAAAAGAATAAAGTGGTTGTGTACAGATTGAACTAATGCAAGGGCATCCATCTCGTCACAATTTAGTGTTAGTGCTTCTGCTTGCGATGCGTCAGCGTATGAAAAAACAATCACTGCTTGCGCAGCATCCTCTCCATAACACTGTACTAGGCGTTCAACTATGCCTTGAAAGTGGTCACGGTCTTGCTTTGTCATCTGTTTTATGCGGCGGAAGAAGTCTTCTGCACCAGACATGCTAGTTTCTCCTTGAGTTCATCGAGGTTGTTTTCTCGTGCGACAAACGTGAAGCCACCTGCTGCGTCAATCTTTCCAAGCTCTCGCTCTTGTAGTGCTGTAAGAGTTCCTCTCCCTGCCTTGCACTCAATCGCACCGAAAATTCCCTGTACACAAAAAATAACATCAGGAATACCGGCGCGACCATAACCGTTAGCAGGAGGAAAAAAGTAATAGATAGAGAGTGCATCAAGCGTCTTCCTTACATTTAGTTTGACTTTGGCTTCTGGCGTCATGTTGTATCCTTTGTTGAAGTTCTTCGAACTCGTCCTCAGACATCAGTGCCTCGAATGTATAGAACCGGAAGTCGCAAGACAAGCACTTGCGTTTACGCAAGACCCCGCCCCCCAACTTCCGAGAATCATACGTGTGTATTACTGTGTGCTCACACGCTGGGCATATCACGGTTATTCTTCTCCTTTAGTTTTGCTTCGATGGCACGGGCAAAATTAAACTGCGTGGGACCGGTGACGATTACCTCACACTTAAACATCAATTGCACTATCTCCTCATCCGTCAGCCCCTGCCATTCGCGCTCCGCTGCAACTGCCTCACGAACTGCAACGCATATAGGACGCTGGCACTCTGGGTGGCATGTGTGTATGTCATCTCTGTTCATGCTTCCTCCAAAACAATCGGCACTACTTCAGCTTGCGTTTCAATCCAAACTTTCGCGCCGCATGACAACGGTTTGTCGGGTGAATACACCACCTTGGATGCGCCCTTGATCTCTACCTCATGCGCGTACGTGTTCGACTTGTACGTCTTGACAGTCAACACAGGATTTCTATCTCCGGTCTTGCCGTTCTCCCGAACAACGTGTTGATTTACATGGATAACTGTCTTCACTTAGAGCCTCCTCTGACAAGTGAAGGCTTGGATGTCAACGCGGAAAGCGCCAGCGAATCTACAATCGCCAGCGATGCGCCCTTCGGTTTGAACTGTGCCGATGCACAGCCCAAGGAAAAACAGGACCACCGCAATCAGAGACTTTGCCCAGACTGCGTTGATCCATGCCCAGACTGCTTTGTAGTGGATTGAATCGACGATCATTTATTTTGCTCCCCATGTTCTAACTGCTGTACCAGACCAGTACGAACTACGCGGCTCATCAAAAAACACACGCTTTGCCAACGCAGGGTCTAGGTCTTTGCCGTTGGTCTTGAAGAATTTCTCTGGGGCTTCTAACTTGACCAGACTAATTGCCTCGTCGATGTCGTCTATGTCCCTCGTCTGTTTGAACTGCTCGTAGGCAGCGATCAGCATATCTTTATGTCTTTGTTCTAGCATGACGGTCTCCTTTAGTTATAACAGCGGGATGTTTGTCGCAGTACTCAACATGGCGCGAAGCTTCTTGTACAACTCGATGGCTTGGGGAAACGATAGCTCTGAAAGTAGCTTATCCAAGTCGACCGCCTTGACTGTCGGTGGTGCTGCCACGGGTGCGGGCGCTGGCTTTGGTGCGGGCTTTGGTGCGGGCTCTGGCTTTGGTGCTGGTGCTACCGCCTTCTTGGCAACGCTTGCCTTGGGGCGGGGCTTCACTTTGTATTTCTTGGCGTGTTCCGCTGGCTTGTATATCGGAACGTACTGCGGCACTATGGTGGTGTACCTGCTGTTCTCATCTCGCGTCACCATGCCCACCCTACGCATCTGCGAGAGCAACGTACCGCAAGAACTGATGTTGTACTTGTAGGGTAACGCGGCCATCACCTCTTCAACTTCTTTGTAGGTCTTGCCGGGGTTGGCCTGCACGTAGAGAAAAATGTCACGCGACAGATAGCCTGTGTACTTAGGCTCGCGTGGGATACGAGCACGCATATCATCTGCTGCCCACTCACGAACGGTTTCAAAAATGCTTGGTGCTGGTGTTTGCATTTGCTTCTCCTGTATTGCGCTAGTTAGCGCGGTTTTAATGTCTGGCATGGTTAGAGACTCCCGATTAAAAATAAATACACTGCGAGACCGAGTATCGTAGTGCCCCAAGCGACAGCGTTTTTATACCAAGGCGCTGGCGTATCAATGAACCCTTTGTCTGCAAGCAACAGGTTCTGTAGCAAAAGCTCGTGCTCTTCCAGAGGAAACTTCGGGGGCTGGTAGTACACGCCGATCTTTACTTTGCCTGTGTCATAAGGTGTTGTTTTTTCTTTCATAGAATCCTCCATAAAAAATTAGACCGTACTGCGAAGAAGTAAACCTGTCAAGCGCTTGACAGGTTTACAACAAATTACTGCAAGCCCTTCTGCAACTCCGGGGGCATGCCGCGCTTGTATATCTCGTCAATGTCGCCTTGTATCCTTTGTTTTAATTCCTCCTTGTCCATGCCCATTTGGTACGCGCACTCAATCAGCGCAATGGATGTACCGCCCAATGCTGCGGCTGCATAAGCCTCATCGGGGTTCGCCTGTATGGTCTGGGCGATGATTGCTTTAACGTCGGTGATCACGTCGAAAAAGACTGTTTCTAATTGCTGACTCATTTACTTCTCCTTAAAAATGGGGTGAACCCACCCCGTTTGTGATTTAGCTAACGTGCATCTCGTCGAACAGCATGGCAAGCACGAGGTCAATATCTTCGCCGTGATCCAGCGCCTCGTACGCCTCTTCCAGCGCGTCGTAGGTCAGCATCTGTGCGTTCATATGCTTCAATGCCAGCCCCGCATCCTCGGGGTACACCGAGTCAGCGATCATGTACAGCAGGAACTGTTGTTGCCCATGCTGCGCATCGATCACCGCGTCGATGGCTTCCTCGCGCCGTGGGTCTGGATTGACGTACTTGGTCTTGATATACGAAGCGGGTTGCTCTTCCATGTAGTCGTACATATCGTACGCATACTTGCCGCCTGAATACGTTTTGTACTCTTGCCACCAGTTGCCCCACGTACCGGTGTCATCGTATTTGTTCTCGACTACGCTCGGATCGCGTGATGTGGGAAGGTTGTCCCAGTCGATCTGTACGGCGGCAGAAGAGAGTTGTTGATAGTGAACGAGGTTCAAGCTCTCGCTCTGCGTGTGCTCTTTGTCATAGCCGACAGAAATGTTGGTGCACTCGGGGATGATGTCGGTAAACTCAGCGGTGTCGGTGTACACGCCGGTGTCATCGTTCAACATCATCAGGCTGTCGTTGTGTAGCATCAACGCATCAGCCAGCGCATTGCCAAACTCATCGGAGCAGCAGCGACCCCAGCCCTGGTGGGTGATGACGGAGTCGATACCCCGCCGGTCAAACGCAATGGCTCGGTCGAACTGATACAGCAGGTCAGGCATCTTCTCTGCAAGGTAGCGTGCGCCTACACCGCCGCGCTCCTCGCCCTGCGTGAATATGTAGTAGCCCGCCACGTTGTTGTGGATGAGATGAAACAGCAAGGCAACGCCTGCGCCGTCATCTGCACCAAGCACGTCACCCTTGGCGTACCAATGTGTCTTGGTCTTGTTGATCTTGTTCTTGCCTTCGCCACGGTGAACGGTGTCGACGTGCGCTACGAACAGCGTGCGGTTGGTTGATAAAGAGCGATTGTCCACGTGCAGGTTACCCGCGCCGTCGAAGAACGCCGACTTGTTGAGCGCGAACGGTAGTTGCTGCCGCAGCCACTCGGTGATGCGTTTGTTGGTTACTGACCCATGTGGGCGCTTGGTTGAGAGTAGCTTGTTCAGTACGGTGAACTGAACAGTACCGTGCATGTTGTATGTAGCCATGATTACTTCTCCTTAGTTGTTAGATTGTTGCTGGCAGGGTTAGCTCAACGTCAAGGTCAACCTCGAACTCGTCGATGTAGTCCTCGTGTACAGACACGTGCGCTTGACTGTCGACAACAGACAGCTCGATGCGTTCTGCGAAGTCCTCGTTGATGTGATACGTGTTACCTGACGCATGACACTCCCACGTGTTGTCTGTATGGGCATAGGTCTGGTCGTGTAGCAGCACCGCATCGTCGATGTGCTCGTACACCTCGTCGTGGTCACAGTACACAACCTTGTCGTCATCGTGACGCCAGTACTCGTCACGCGTCTCCAGATACACCGCGTTGTCGCTGCAAACTACATCGCCGTTGTGTAGCTCGGTCATGCCGTTGTCAGACAGGTACTCGGTGTGATACCAAGATTCTGCATCCTCCGACCAGACAGCCTCGTCCTCATGCACGTGGTATCGATGTCCACGTCTGCCGTAGGCGTACTGGTAGTGGTTGTCGATGCAATCAGTACAGACACGTTGATCGCCGTGAAACCCGACACTACACAGATCATCCGCGTCAACAGACGCCTCGCAATCGTCGCAGTGCACACGCTCTTGCTCGTTGGCTCTGCCATCCGTGCGGTCACACAGCCAACCGCCTGACTCGGACACCACCAGTACACGCATCCCGTCAAGGCGATCCTCTTCGACCGTCTTGATGTTGCCGTCGAGATACGGTGCGAGTATGTTCTCGTGCCAGCCGTCGTTGTTCTCAATACGCAGCAGGTACAGCCCATCCCAACTACTAGCTTTGCTGAACCCTTGATCGCGCAGCCAGACCTCCAACGCCTCGTCGCTGTGTGAGTACCCGTCTCTCGGTGTGTACGAGCGAACGAACGTCATGCTCTTGACGTTGACGAGACACCTGCCGACGATGTTGCCACCACCATCGAGGCGCACCGCCGCACGCCAGCCATACGCTGGGGAGTAGGCGACATACGGATGCTGTTCCCATTCGCAGTCAGCCAAGTCATCCCACTTCATACAGCTATGTGGCCCATGCTGCACGGACCTGACGATCTTTTCTGACGTATCCCACAGCTCGAACTTGAAGCTCCCATACCGCAGCGCTACGTCACGCACCACGTGGTCGGGCATGGTCGGGAAGTGCCGCGTCAGATACTTGCCCACGGTCGTGACCACTTGACGGTCGTCGTTGCCCCCTCGGTTGTCGCGTGTGTATGCCAGTCGGTTGGGGTCAGTCTCGGATACATGAGGCCACTCGAACACAAGGGCGTGTACCGAGACAGGCCGATAGTTGAAGACCGCATCCCGAATGGCTGGGTGTAATCCGAACCGACGTTGTAGGCCACGATGCCAGCGATGCTCTTGGACATCGTCGAAGTTGAGATGGGGATACTCGTTGTATAGGCGGTATTCGGTGGGATACCAGTCAGCCAACTGCCCCATCCGGTCGAGCACACGGGCTAGGTCTTGCATCACTGACCATGCCCGAGCACCGTCGTATTCAAACAACCGATACTCGCGTTGCTTGCGTTGTGCCTCCTCACGAGCATGGCGTAGCCGTAGCTCGAAGTCGGACTCATGTGGGTTGACCCACGTACTTGTCGTGTGTGTATGTTGCATTTGCTTCTCCTGTTATTGATTTGAAAATGGGGTGGGCTCACCCCGTTTTGCTGCCCATTACATCGGTGCTTCGGTGTCCTCCTTTCCAATGAACCGCTCGAACAAATCCCCGAACGCATCCAACAGCTTGCGTCGGTTGTGTAAGTCAGCGCAGAAGTACGCTTGGGCTATGCTGCCTGCGAAGTGGCCTCCTTCAGCCTGCATACGGTGCGCGGCACGGTGCAGCGCGGTGTTGTCGTACTTCTCATCGACCCGCATCGGGCGGGGTAGGTTGGTGATGGTGTGCTGGATTGCGTTAGTCATTTGCTTCTCCAATAGTTGCTCCTCCAGTAAGCCGCCGTTTTCCGGCAGAAAGTTTTTAAGTACATCGGCGCTCAAGAACCCAAGCAGGTCTTTAATGGCGGTCATGTCGCCGTTCAGTACGTCTACCTTTATCTGGTGTAGGACTTTGTCAATTAGTTGCTGCGTTTTCATTTGCTTCTCCTGTTGTTTTAATAAAAGAAAATCATCACGAGGGCGGCTAGGGTGCAGCCGATCATTGCCCCGCCCAATGCAACGGCGATAAGAAACAGTTCGTTCTCATCCATGCGTCGCCTCCCACTTCAACCCATACACGCTGGGGTAGTACTCGCCGCTGAACGCTTGGTCTGACATCTCTTTGACGTACACCCTACCTGTTGACCCTGCGTGCTGTGGTTCGCGCCAGCCTGTGACGAACGCAGCGTTGCCTCGGAAGTCATGGACTACGTCGCCTGTCTTGACAGGTTGCTTGGTTTTTTCATTGATTAGCTGCATTTTGTTGCTCCTTTCAGTTGGTTAGAGTACGGCTATGTACTTACGAAGTACCTCGAAGTCTTCTTGGGGTATCTCACGCCAGCCATCGTCGCGCACCAGCGTGTGGTCAGCCCAGTACCCTGCCTGATCGGCATCCCAGTCTGCGTTACCTGAACCGCGCCATTCTCTGGCGACCTTCTTGACGTACCTGTCGGGGCTGCCGCGTGTTGCGAACAGGAACCGGTCGGTGTACTCCATGTCGCCGTTGATCTCTTCGATCTTGCCTAAGTAGTACTTCATGTGTTGCTCCTTTCAGTTAATAAAAAACGGGGTGGGCTCACCCCATTTACTCCACGATGATGCCGTGCCATGTGATTGGCAGGGCTTCGGTCTCAGGCATAGCATCCAGAATGTCTCTGGCTTTGCGTGCCCGATCTACCCTTGCTCGTTGTGCAAGCAAGGCATGATTCTTTTCCTCGTCGTTGTCGAACCCTTCGCTCGTTGGGTTTAGCTCCATGAGCATCAGGTCTGTTTCCAATACGGCAAGGTCGCTGTTCAACCGCTGCGCGATGCGAGGTTTTAACTTGGCGTGTACGTCAGGCGGCATGATTCTGGCGAACGGCTTCTTTGTCTTGGCGTAGCGCATCGGCGGTATGGCATCGAACAGGGCTAGTGTTCGCGCTCGGATGTGGTCGGGTATCCAGTCAGTCCAATGCTCGCCACCGTTGGGCAGCGGTGGGGTTTTCTCTTTGGCAATGCGTAGCGGTGACTTCGCGTTCGCTCTTCGCAGTTCCTTGAAGCGGTCGTATAGCGTGGTCGTGACAGTCAGGTAAGCGTTTAGTGCCTCGGCTCGTGCGGCGTTGCGCTCGGGGTCTTTGGCTGTGTATCGCAGCATGGCGTGTGTGTTTCTGATCTCGCCGGACAGGGGCAGCATCAGGTGATCCCATAATGGGGTGAGCGCACCCCGTTTTCTGCGTTCGTTTGCTCGGTGTCGGCGTTGCTTTCCTATTAACTCGACGATGGTGTGGCGTAGGTCGTCGGGGTATTTGCGTTTGATGAGGTGGCGATTCAGTTTGCTCTCGCTCATCGCCATGTACGAAGGGTAGTAGTAGGTCGTCATGATTTACTCACGTTTCTGTTTCAAAAGTACATTCTGGTGAGCATGGTATCACAGATTTTCCCATGATCGTGGGAAAAAAGACGGTGAAAACCCGCATGGGTGCTGGCTTATCGCATAAGTAGGCATAGTATCTATCGATTTTAAAATGTACTAGGGGGGAAAAGAAAAAAAGGGAAAGGAAAAAAGACAGAGGATGCCCACGCAGATACATATCTATCTATACCTTTATAAATATAAATAGATAGATAGTAGATCCACTTTTCTGGAAACGCCTGTAGTGGCGCGGGTTTTGGCTGTCTTTTTTCTACGGATCATGGGAAAATCTATGATACCTGTCATTTTGCATCTTTTTTGTGTTAGTACCCACTAACCTCGGGTTATTCGCCGCAGTTGTGGGTACGCTTTGTGCATCTTGGATAGGTCGATGCCTAGCAGGTAGATGCGCTCTTGGTTCCTCGTCTCTCGTGCGATCTCGTGTTGCCTGTACAGGGTGAGGTAGCGTTGGATGGTGGTGACAGGTAGCTTGGTGATCTGTGCGTGGTGCTGGTACTTGTTGGTGTTCATGATGTTTCCTTTCAGGGTAGAAATGGGGTGAGCTCACCCCATTTTTTAGTCGACGATGATGGGTAGTGCAAGGCATACCAGATAGATCAGGCCTATCTCTGCGGGTAGTGATCCGCTTGCCAATAGAATGAAGGTGAGTGCTACGCCGATGGCGAGCGCGAAGTATTGAATGGTTTTCATGGTTGTCCTTTCAGATGGTGAACTCGTGGGCTTTGAGAAATGCTATGTCTTCGGGTGATGCCAAGCACACCGCCATCATGTGCTTGTTGAGATACGCCTGAAGTTTGGCGCGGTTGGCTGGTGTTGGTTTGGTGCGGTAGATGTTGAGCAAGCGTTGCATGATGTTTCCTTTCAGGTAGGTTGGGGCGAGGATAGACAGGAAGTGGAACAGGCGCCGCCCCACTCGCCTGTTCCTCGGAGAAAAAACGGGGTGGACTCACCCCATTATTCGAAAGCGATCGACGCTTTCAGCTCGGCGATCAGCGCATTGAACTCGGCCTGCGTCATGCCAGAGTCGAGGATCAGCGATTCGACAGCGGCGTAGGTCTTGCGCGGTGCCTTGACGCTTTCCTTTTTCGCTTGTGTGCTGTGCTTCGCAGCGAACTTCGCCTGATCTGGGTGCATCTTGAAAATCAGCGAGAGCATTTGCTCTGCCGCTGTGTCCTTGTCGAACGTCGCCCAGCCGAACTTCTGGCTTTGCTTCACCTCGACGCCGTATTCACGCGCCAGAATCGCCGCGACGAAGTCGCGCCAATCGGCCAACTTGAATTGCTTTGAGAGCTGCGCGAGCGCCTCACGATTGCGTACCTGTTTGCGCTGCAAGTCGATTGCTTCGAGTACCAGAGTTTCGAGAGAGAGGTTTGCTTTTGCGTTTTTCATGGTATTGCCTTTCATGCTTGGTTAATGGAATGTGCCGCCTCGTTCAGCGACAAGACACATTATCCGCAAATGGGTATTTGATCGAAACGAAATGGGGTAGATTTACCCCGTTTCTGGCGGGATTTTGGCCGTTTTCCGTACCCCACCGTACCCCCGCCCCCCTAAATTTGGCAACGTGGGGGGCGTCCCATAGAACAGTGTTTCATAACCACTCCCTAAATCCCGTTATCACTTAGACAACGCAAATCGATACCCCCCACCAATATTATAAAAATTTTAAAATACCATGTTGTCAAATAAACAACACCGCAGGCGAAAAAAATGCCCCGTTTCCGGGGCAAATCTCGCTGTTAACGAGGGGAGAAGCAAACGGCAGTACTTGCACGCTTGCAAATTAGACTATACACTCGCGCCAACGTGGTTGCAAGGACCATCGCATGTTTGAACACCTTATTGATTTTGAGCCGCAAGTGCAGAGCAGCGCCGACGGCTTTGTGCCAGTGGAGAAGACCCATCCCACTGAGCATGTTAACGCCCAGACCAATACCTTGGACTGGCTAAAAGAGCTGGGTGCGGCTGACGAATTTGAAATTGCGACCGAAGCGCAGACCCAAGCCGCCCGCACCGCCTTTACCAACCTAGTTACCGCACAGCCCCCCAACCAAACGCACAAAGCGCTAGAACAAATCAAGACTCCCGCTGCGGTTCAGCACCTTGTCGGAATGCTAACGGCCTACGATTGGCAGTTTATTAACCAAGCGCAAGAGATTCGCGGCTACGCGATGGCACAGTTGTTGGAAGAAACCAAAAACCCCAGCGCGTCCATCCGCCTAAAGGCACTTGCCTTACTGGGCAAAGTCACCGAGGTTGGCCTGTTCACTGAGAAGATCGAAGTTAAGAAGAGCGAGATGACCGACGCTGAGTTGGAAGCCCGGATTAAGGAAAAACTGGGCAAGATGGCGAAGATCGTGGACATCACCGACGTTAGAGAAGTGCAGGAGATTGATTGTCAAGAGGTAGACATAGACGAGGACGCCAGTGAATCCCATACTGAGTCCTGAAGAAATACGGGCGCTGCAGCAGGTACTGCCCACCCTGTCTCCCCAAGAAAAGGCAGAACTGCTGCGGGACTTGGAAGAGCGGTCAGCGCGAGCGTCTAAGCAAATTGGCAAGGACTCGATGCTGGGTTTTGCCACCCACGTCTATCCGGGATTCAAGATCGGCCCCCACCACAGGAAACTCTCCCGCATCTTCGAAGATGTGATCGCAGGCAAGAAGAAGCGCGTCATCATCAACATCGCGCCACGTCACGGTAAGTCCGAGTTCTCGTCCTACCTGTTCCCGGCTTACTTTCTTGGCAAGTTCCCGGAAAAGAAGATCATCATGGGAACCCACACGGCCAGCCTGTCCGAAGACTTCGGTCGGCGCGTTAGAAATTTGATCGAGTCCGAGGAGTACCAAGAACTCTTTCCCGATACCCGTGTGGCAGAAGACCAGAAGGCGGCAGGCAAGTGGAGTACCGGTGCAGGAGGCCAGTATTACGCAGCCGGTGTGGGTGGTGCACTGGCCGGTCGTGGTGCTGATCTGTTTGTGATTGACGACCCGCACTCAGAACAGGACGTAAAGTCCAATAGCCGTCTAGCGTTTGATACCGCGTGGGCATGGTTCCAAACAGGCCCGCTACAGCGTCTGATGCCCGGAGGGGCAATCATTGTCATCATGACACGCTGGTCGTTGCTTGACCTGACTGGCAAACTGATCGACTACCAGATCAGGAATCCCGAGGCCGAGCCGTGGGAGATCGTGGAGTTACCGGCGATCCTGCCGTCGGGCAAATCGCTCTGGCCGGAGCAGTGGCCGATTGAGATGCTGAGATCGGA